TCATCTACATCACCATCGTTATCGATATCTGCATCTGCTTTACCGACAGGGTCTAGTTTCTTCTTCTCTTCTAAACTGTCTACCATTAAAGAACGAATGTCTTCTAAAAAATCTTTTGTCATTGTTTGAGTTCCCCTTTTTCGAAGTAGTCAAACATCTTTTGTTTACCTTCTTCATTGAGTTTTAATTGTTTTGCAAGTCTACCTAACATGTTTCTTTCTGTTAGTTTCTCAACTGTTTTTTCTACTGTTACTTCTTCTTCTACTACTGGAGTTTCTTCGATTTCGACTTCGTCTTTGAGTGGTTTTACACCAGCATCTTTGAACATTTTCATCAATGCATTGTTTGTAGCAAGTTTGATTTTGTTATCTCTACCAAGTGCCTTTACAGTGTTCATGAATCCTTTAGGATTTTGCTTCTGCATTTGTTGAACAACTTTAACACCAGTCATATTTAACATCTTTGCAACACCATAACCAGCATCTTTATCACCTTTGAGATTGAATAATTTATCAATCATTTCTCCAGCAGATGCCTCAAGTATTACTTCTTCTTCATCAACAATTTCCTCTTCATCTATGTTTACAGACTCAAGGTCTTCTATTTCAGGAAGTGTATCTAAATCGTCAAAAGAATTAAGTTCTTCTTCAATTTGTTTATTAAGAAGGTCATCTGCATTGGATTCTAGAGAGCCTTCTTTATGCTCTGTAAATGTTCCGTATGCACGAACCTGTTGAAGTTTTTCCTTCCAGTTTTCTGACTTATAACTCATAACAGTATTATTTATATATTCTCTATTCTTACTACGAGGTTTCCCTCACCTTTTATCACCCGATGATATGTTTGACCAGCAATATAGTATTGTTTTCCCACTACTAAGTCTGTTGGTAACTCATCATCCATTTGTAACTTCCACCCACTACCACTTAAAACAGTGATATTTCTAAAGTTTTCATCCCTATGCCAGACAAGTTCATCATCTTCAACATCGGGACTAAATTCTCTTACAATGTAAGGTCTATCTGTGCCTTCTTGAGTGTAATATGTTTCTTTATATGGTTTAATCATCGATTTCGGGGTAGAAATTTTCTGTTTTTTCGTTGTAACCATAATATCCTACACTATTAGGATTTGTTGGGTCATCGACTATCTTTAAATGTTCTGAGTCTAGTGGATAAATCCCTTCTACAAAATTTTCAGCAGCTGCTTCTGCATAAGATTCAGAATGATTGTGTAATGGTAAGTATGCCGTCCATCCATCATCCTTGAACATCTCTACTTCCCAACCCTTGGTTGTGTCATAGATTACATGAGCTCTTCGGTCACCCTTCCAAAACTCATGATATACTTCTCTTCTTTGTTTTGTTATTTTCATAATATAAATCTCTCAATTTTATTTAGTTACCAATAAAAATTCCCACCATCAGATAAACCTAACTGTTTTGCATAATATGGAAGTCTACATGCCCAATATGATGCAGTAGTTTTATCTTTCTGTTGGGAACATTTGTGTCTGGCTGCAAAAGACTTTCTTGCCTTTTCATTACCAAGTTTTACTTTGAGACCTGTTGTGTCTCCCCAAGTAACTTTTTTGATTTTCTTTGTTTGTGGGTCACGAACATAAACATAATATTTCTTTGGGCCACCTGCTTTTGGTTTGTTTAGTTCGGGTTCATCTTCTTCGATGAGTTCATATTGAGGACAATCTAGTGGCACTAACTCCCCTTCATATACTTCGAACTCCCCTATATCTGTATCTAAAATGTTCTTATCTACTTCGGTGAGGTTATATCGACCCTCTGCAACAAGTCGTTTAACTTCTTTGATAATCTCAAAATACATTAAAGACCCCAATCTAAATGGATTGTCTAAGAAATTTGTATTTGATTCTTGCAGTTCTTCGATGACTGTATCAAGAGCCTGCTCTTTCAAAGTTTTCATTATTCTTTACCTAGTGTCAAAATCAATGAATAATGATGACCACTATTGGATGGTTGTATTGTTATAGTTTGGTCTTTCTCTTGGTCTAAAGTGTAGGACAAATCTGTAAAATCAACTACACCACTATTATGTAGGTCTAATACATCAACACTATTTCTAATTATCTCTATGTGATGATTACCTGAAGTAGACCAAAATGCACCTTTGATTACTAAACCACTTGGTGTTACTCCATCGTGAATAGTATCTGCAAGAGATAAAGTTGCTGAATCTTCGTTCAATACTTTGTAGACAAATTCAGAAGGTGTATTCTTTATCGTTGCAGTTGCCATTTATTAACCTACTTGTTTTGCGAGGTCTTGGTCTGCACCGCCCCATGTTCCTTTTGATTTAGTTGCAAAACTATTCACTCTTGCATGTCCCCATTGCTCTGGAGTTGTGCCTGGCCTGTGTCCTGTTTTCCATGCTGCAACTCCTCTGTTATAAACTTTTTTTAAAATATCAAAAGGAATACCTGTTTTCTCTGCTTTCTTTTTAAGAGATTTATCTGCATTCTCTTCTAAGTCTTCTTCGTCAACTTCTGCAATTGCTTCTTCGTGGATTTCAGTTACTACAAATTCTTCATTTGCTGGATATCCTTTCAATGGATTACCGAATACTTGAGAAAAGTGTTTTTTAACTTTTGCTTTTTGTTCATGAAAGGATTTTTCTTGTTCTTTGATATACTCATCAACCTGTTGGCCTGGAGTATCGTTCTGATATGCTATACGAATTTCGTCTGTTCCAACTTCATGGACTCCGTTGTCTGTTTTATTACCTGACATTATAATTCCTCATTTACCTTTTGCATCAAGATAAGCAGCAACTGCCATCTTTCTAATTTTCTCATCTGACTTGCCTTTGAATTGTGGTGCATCAGATTTTTTAAAATCATCTACATAGTCACCGACATCATCTTTCTTTGGGTCAAGTTTTTCACCCATTGCAAGATTTGATAATTGATTCATAACAGTAACCAATGTAGAAGGATTCATAGCTGATAATACTGCAAGTTGGTCTTTAGTTAAACCTTTAACTCTCTTCAATGCTTTTTTGATATCAACTTTTTCTTCTAAAGGTTCGTATTCATTCTTCATGAATAACTTACCTTTTTGTTGTTTCTTATCAGTAACCGATGCACCTACCATTTTTGCAAGTTGATTGATGAATGCAAGTCCTCTCTCTGAATTTTTTTGATATCTTTCACCAGCTTCTTTTTTGAATTTATTTGTTAGTGTCGATAAGATTTCACCAACTGCAGCAACATACTTACCTTCTTCTAATTCTTCTTTTTGCTGTTGTTTCTCTGCAGCTTTTCTCTCTGCATCTCGTTTTGCTTGAATCTGTTTGTCTTGTGCTTCTTTTTCTTTTTGTGCATCAACACGACTCATTTCTCTTTCTTGTCTATCTTTGAGTGCTTCTACTTCCTGTTCGTGTTTTGCTTTGAGTCTTTCTTGTTCTTCTGCATGTTTTGCTTTTAGATTAGCTGCATCTACGGCTGCATCTTCGAACATTTTTTTGAATTTCTTAGTGTGTTGAGAAGGTTTAGTTTTTGCTTGTGCATCGCCAGGCGCAGGTTCGTATGCAGATGGGTCATCGTCATCTTTCTTTGAGCCTTTCTCGAAGTGTCTTGCTCTGTCTTGTTTAGTAGACTTAGACATCTCATCACCATCAGCATCTTTTGCATAATACTTTTTAGGTTGAGTTCCGTCTCTATCTTCTATATCTTTGTCTTGTTGAGACCTTCGTAGTTTTTCTCTTAAATCTTCTAACATAATACTATTTATGACCTTTTTGCAGCTAATTGTGCTTGTTTCCAATCAAGTGCTTTCTTGTTTGAAGGGAAAGAACCTGACCATGTTAACAATCTACCATAGAGTTTTTCTGCTTTCTGTTCAAATGATGCAATATCATCATCATTTGTGACCTCTATAAAATCTCTTTTAAATAAAGATTTTAATGTTTTCATGTTCTTTTGCACTGATTCCCAATCTGATTTTACGATTTCAGGTGCTAATTTTCTTGCACGAAGTTCGTTTCTTTTTTGTGCATTTTCTAAATTAGTATTTACAAATATTATTTTATACTCATATCCTAAATTATCCAAGTGCTTTTTGTAAGTTTTTATCTTCTGTAAGTTTGCACTGGTTGTATCAAAGATTAATCCTAATCGACCTTGAATATATAAATCTAATTCTTTTCCTACTAAGGTCTTTGCTTTCTTTCTAATTGGGTCATAGTCCATGGGGTCTAGGGTTCGTAAATCTAATCCTAGTCCTGCTTTCTTCAATCCATTTTCAAAGTGTTTATCACTGTTGACCATTTTTAAACCTAGAGCTGGTAATGCAAGTCTTTTTACTATAGTAGATTTACCACTTCCTGGCCCACCCATCAAAAATACTGCTTTAAACACACCTTGGTCATAAACACCTTCTTTAAGAATGTCTTCCATAATATAATTTGGAATGAGACCTTCATTGATTCCCATTCCTCTTCGGATTGCTTTGTATAACTGTTGTGCAAATCTTTTACCTGTTGATGGAACACCATCTTTAAATGATTCGAAGTCTCCCTTCTCTGCAAACTCTCTCATCTTAGATGCACTCATACCTGTTACATCATCTGCATCGGGGTCTCTTTCACCAGCAGAGATAACATCTATCTTTGAAAAATTATAGAATCCATGTCTTGCTTTGACATTGTTGTATTTTGTTAAGAGATTTTCAAATTCCTTAACTCGGTCTGAACCTACAACCATTCTAATTTCTTTGTAACCTTTATCGTGAAGTAATACTGCAATTTCAAATACAGTTCTTACTGTCGAATCTATGACTTGTAACTTTTTACCAAAGAAAGCTTTTAAGAATTTTACTTTGTCTCTATGTGATAGAGGATTTTTGTTTTTGTCGTTTGAATGTGATGAGAAAAGAAGAACATCACTTCCAGCACCTAACTTCCTTAGTTTATTAACTAATAATTCATGTCCTGTTGTAGGTGGGTTAAACCTTCCGAATGTGAAGGTTGCTTTCTTGATTTTTTCTTCTGTTACAAAATAATTAAATGTTTTCATTACTTATCCCAATTCTTTTGTGCTGTAAAGTTATTAAATGCAAACTCCATTCGGTCTACAAGTTTTACTGCTTTACCTGTCTTATCGATTGCAACATATCCCTCGGGATTCACAACTTCAAATCCATTATCTGTTTTCTTAAATGTTCCTATAGACTTAACTCTATTCAATGCAGTGATTATGATGTCTTTTGCTTCTACAAGATAACCCATAAAGTCTGCTAAGTTTTCAATAAGTTTTTTTAGAGCTCTTAATTCTGAGTAAATTTGGTCTCCAATCTCTCTTTTAATTTCTTTAGTCTTTTCTAGTTTTACTTTACCTACAACTTTGTCTTTCCAATAGGATTCAAAGAACTGTAGATATCCGTTATAGGAAGGATTGTATTTACCACTTCTGATAAGTGCATTACAATATGTTTTATATGAACCACCAGCACCTTTTGCAATGATGGTTTCTTGTATCTTGTTGAACTTATCTAAGTCTTTTCTCTTAATACCATGAAATGCTTTACCAACTGCTGAGAGTTTTGATGTAAGGTTAACTGTTTCTGTTGCAGTCATAGAACCTTTGCCACTGACATCTTTGTAGGTTGCATCATCCATCCATACATCTTTACTTTTTCCTAACTTTGATATATCTGCACCAAAACTTGCTGATAAGTCTTCGATTGTTGCACCTTTATATGTGGTGTGAAATACTATTCCCATCTTAGCTGCATCTATATCTTTTCCTAACTCTGAATCTTTTTGGACTGCATACAGAATCGTATTTGGTTGAAAGGTAATAAACTCTTCACCACTCATCTTTTGTGTTTTTTTATCGTTTGTAAACATTAAATCACCCTGTAGGATATCACTACCCCAAGATAATTTCTGTAGATATTTAAATGATGTAAGGAATTTTTCCTGTAGATTGCCCTCTACATCGTCTTTGATTTCTTGTTCTGTTGTATAAAATTTAGGTGTTTTGTTGAAAAGAGATTTCTTTGCAACGAAAAATTGTTGGGTTTCAGGATGTTTACCTACAAATAAAGCAGGAGCTCCATCCCATTTGACTGTCATATTGACTCCAGTCTTTGCTCTCCCTTTGAGCATATCTCTTAGACCTTGTAAGAAATTGATTGCTCCACGACCACCATCAATCCCTTGATTAATGATTTCGTCTTCAAGATGTTCTAAATGTAAGTTTTTTGCACCCATAATAGTAGTATTATAACACGATTTTGTGACTAATACTACTATTTATGTGAATTTTTTATTCGGGACTTCCTTCTACTCTTGCTTCAGTATATGTTGCTGTCACTGGGTTTTCACTATCTGTATAATCTAGTGGCATAGTCTCATCACCTACTAAACCAGCATCAATTTTTGCTTGTCTGTTGTCGATTTTACCTTGATAATATGTTACTGCGTCTGTATGACCCTGTATCTCTTCAGCTGTAAATCCACCATTATTGAGAGCATGCCATAATCTATAGATTGACCCTGCTTGACCTTCTGTATTTTCATCTACTGATGTATTTGCTGGTCTCCATGTATCATTTAACCATGTATGTGGGGAACCAGTAAATTCATTTGCAGAACCCGAAAAATATGTGCCTGAAACATTATTTAAGAAATTTTCCCATCTTTGATGTAAATCTCTAATTGTAGTCCATTCTGCAATATCGTCTGTATAATTTGACATAGTAATCTCCGTTTATATACTAATTACTATGTTATTTATGATTTTGAGAGTGGTGTGGATGATAGTTTTGATTCTATTTTAGAAATTTTATGAGATAAAGCTTTGACGAGTTTTTCGTCTCCCTCTTTTTTTGCAGTGCGTAGGTCTTTCTTCAATTGCACCTTTTGGGTAATTGAGTTAATCACATCACTACTTTTTAATGTCTTTCCCATAATATAATAGTATTTATATCACAAAATAAAGCAAACCCACCTACTCCATCCAATGCTTTTCAGCAGTGTTTCGGTGGGTTCTAGACTGGAATCTTACTCATCACAATCGTCATTTGGTCTTGAGTCCACTCTAGTGGAAGGGACGACTAATCCCCGATATTCCATAGTCTTAAAAATCTCCATCTGCGACTTGAACAACTGGAGTTCCTCTGTCTCTCCACATTTGAACAACTTTGTTCCTGTCGTCAAAAACTAAATCAATCTTACCACCCATCTTCTCAAACCTATCTGCAAGGTCTGCTTTGAAGATTTCATCAGGTTCAAAAGAATCGTTTGGTCTAAGAAAAACTCCTTTATGACCATTACCAACCCATTCATTGATTTGTTTTTCGGTGATGTCTCTTTCAGATTCATTTCTTGCAGAGAAGAATGCTACTTCATCACCAGCTGCAATGTGTCTTTTTGCAATGTCAACGACCCATTGATTAGGTGTATCATTAACTGTTTCTGCTCTAAAAGATTTCCAATCTTTATTACTACCATTGACAAAATGTCTACGATGCTCTACATCTGCAATTGTCCCATCAATGTCAAAGATAATAGTTTGTTTTTTCATACTATTATTATATTAAAAAGCGGGGCCCATTGTCAAGGCCCTTCTGGCGGAGAGGGTGGGATTCGAACCCACGGAACCTTTCGGTTCGTTGGTTTTCAAGACCAATCTATTCGACCACTCTAGCACCTCTCCGAAAACTGGTGGAGCTGGGCGGGTTCGAACCGCCGACCCCCTGCTTGCAAAGCAGGTGCTCTCCCAACTGAGCTACAGCCCCAGTGAATCGTCTATACTATTTGCAGTAAAAACAATATTTGCTTGACCTGTTTTATTTCTTCTAACTATTTCGTTTTTAATCTTCTGTTTAAGTTTAGGTCTTGTGCTTTCCTTATTATATGATTCTATCAACTCATCATTGGTTTTAGTTTTCATATACTCGTGAACAACTGTTTTCTTTTTAGTCTCACGATTTACTTGAACCGAAGATTTTCCAAATTTAACTGGTGACATCCTTTTCTCCTAAATTTTAAAATCTGAAAACTTCTCTCTACTCCTATCAAAAACTGGAACATCATCATTGACATCATCAGCTGCATCGATTAATTCTTCTTGTGCTTCTTGTTCACAATCATAGAGTTTCATTCTACTTCTATCAATTCCAATAACAAACCTTTTGAATATGGTTGGGTCATTGTATCTATTCTTTAACTGTTTGACTACTAACTGGTCTAGTTCTTCTAGTTCATCAGATGTAATCAGTGCAAACATAAAGTCAGCAGTTGCTGGTAGACCGAATGATTCTGAGGTATCTTCCAATCCAATATCGGTTGACCCATATCCACTTCTCGTAGTTTGAGTTGCAGACACCATTGGGACATCATATTCAACTGCAAGACCTCTGAGTTCTTCTGCAATGCTCTTAACTAGAGTGTAAGAGTTTGCACCAGCTCCTGGCCTGATTCTATGACTTGCACAAATATTTAGATAATCTATAAAAATAATATCAGGTTTAAAATCTTTTTTGATATTCAGTTCTTGTAATAGATGTCTGAAATGTCCAACATGTGCTTGTGCAGTTGGATATTCTTTGATAATCAATTTACCTTTAGTCTTATCTTTTAGTTTATCAATCTTCTTATCATACATCTTTTTAGATAAGTCGGGAATTTCCTTGATAGGGACATTCATGATATTTGCATCAATCCTCTCTGCAATTCTTTCCTCTGACATTTCTAAGGTGATGTATAATACATTCTTACCCATCATGAGAGCAGAAGATGCCATGTGACACATGAAGAGTGATTTACCAACACCAGTTCCAGCAAGACAAATATTCAGTGTCTTGTTAGGTAAACCACCTTTGGTAATCTTATTGAAGTATTCCAAATCAAATGGTAGTTTTTCTTCTTCGGTGTGATAAAACTCAAATCTTGCATCAGTATCTTCCAACTGGTCATGACCAATATGTGTATCAAATGATACTGAAAGTGCATCCTTCAAAAGCTCGGGTATTTCACCTGTTGACCTTTGTGATTTCTTATCAATAACATTGATAGAATCCATGACTGCAATGTAGATTGCTCTATCTTTGCACCATTTCTCGGTCTCATCGACTAATCAATCTTGTGGACTGGGTTCCTTATCAAAACTCTCAACTATCGTTTTAGTATCCTTGAGAACACTGTCGTTTAACTTGGTGTTATTTTCAAGGTTTATGAGAAGTGCTTCTGAGGTTGGAGCTTTGGTATATTTGTCGAAATAGTCCCTAATCTCATTAAAGAGAACTTGTTCAGAACTATCGGTGAAATACTCAGCTTTTAGAAAAGGGATTACTTTTCTAGTAAACTGCTCACTCTGAATCAGATTCTTGAGTATCGTCTGTTCTATTCTTGTTTCCATACTTAAAATAATCTTTCACTACATCTTCGAGTCTTTCCATTACATCATCTGTAAAGTATTTCTCGGGGTTGTTATTAATAGTTTTACCAAATTCTGTTTTACCATTTGGTAGTTCAATTCTTGTAGATGACTTCTTAAAGATACCAGCTGCAAGTGCAAGGTCTAGTAATCCATAATATCTGTCGAGTCCTTTGTCGTATGTCAATCTGACATCAACAACTCTGTTCTCCACTGTCAATCTACTCTTTGCATTCTTACAGTGTATAATATTTCCGATAACTTCGGAACCCTCTTTTTCTTTTTTCTTTGACAAATAGACAATAGAAGAGGCTGCATATTTCAATCCACTTCCACCACCCATTTCTTTTTGAGGGAACATAGAACCAATCACATCGTAAGTGTGGTTAGTAACAACCATAGGAACACCTGCCCTACCTAGTTTCAATGTTAATACTCTGAATGCACCTTTAACTACTTGAGCTCGAGTCATGTCTCGGGTCTCTTTACCCTCAGCAGTGTCTTCGATTTCTTTAGTAGTAGATAACATACCCAATGAATCCAACACGAACATCATAGGTGGTCGTTTCGATTCGTCTGTTTCAAGATACTTATCAAGTATAGATATTGCCTGTTTTCTGAATTCTTGAACTGTTACCACAGGCACGATAACAACTCTGTTTGAATCGATTCCTCTCTCTTCAATCATATCTTTTGTGATTGCAGATTCAGATTCGAAATAGATAACTGCAGCTTCGGGATGGTCTTCTAGAAACTGTTTACACATTCCTAATGCAAAGAATGTTTTACCAGTTGCAGACTCACCTGCGATTGCAGTAATTTTATTTTTAGGTAATCCACCATAAAGTGAACCACTCAATAGTGCATTGAAGATGTATGAACCACTGTCTATAAATGAATCAACATCCCCAGCTGCAACACCATCAGCAACGATATTTGCATATTCGTTACCTGATGCTTTAACTAAGTCTTTGATAAATGACATAACACTTCTCCATAATGTTTATATACATTATAGTATCTATGTCGGGAATTTACTAGTGGGTTTTTTGGTTTTTTTGTAGGTCACATATTTTATCATCAAACTTGATATGCTCTTCCATCATAGTTCTAATCATCTTAACTTGTGTTTCTAAATGAATCACAAATCCAAAGATTATCACTATCATGGTGACAAAGAATATATCAAGTAAGTCTAATATCACAATTCCACCACTCCTCTTTCGATGAGTATCTCTCTGTTTTTAAGATGATTATTTGCAATATCTTCTTTAGATTGACCATCATAAGGAACTGCATGATTATCGTTAATCATTTGTGCATTGACACAAAACTTTGTTTCGTTTTCAAATACTGGATGGCCCTCATTCTCTATAGAATGAACCCATAATTCACCTAGTATTCTACCGAATTTACCTTTGTCGTGTGATATAAGAGTTATATTACCTATAGACAATAATTCTTTTAAATGTTTCTTAGATGCTTTTCCAAATTTCTTTT